TTTATTTCAAAACTATGATTTTACTACTACTAAAGAAATATACTTTACAGATAACGGTTCAGTTTTTGGTGGTTTTGATGGTACAAAAACTTATAGTATAGCTAGTTTTACAATATCAGTCAAAGAAGTAATAGACACCAACAACATTCCAAGAATAAGCTATGATAGTAATGGAGATAATGGTCATATATTGTTAGAGCCTACTTCTACTAATCTTATTACTTATAGTGAGGACTTTACAGATAGTAGTTGGACTAAATCAAATGTTACCATTACATCAAATTCAATAATTTCTCCTGATGGTAGTTTAAATGCATCTTTAATGACTATTAGTGGGGGTGCTTCTGACCAAAGAATAAGCAGTAATATTTCTTACAGTGGTACTAATACAGTTTCAATATTTGCTAAAGCATCAAATTCAAATTGGTTGTCGATAAGGATAGGGAGTTCTGTTAATAAATGGTATGACTTGGAAAATGGTGTTTTAGGTGGTAGTACAATAACAACTGCTTATGTTGATGCAGATATACAAGACTTTGGTAATGGTTGGTATAGGTGTATTTTAGTTTTTACCGACAATGATACTTTAAACACAAGAATATATCCAGCCGAAAATAATCTTGATGTAACACACACAAGTGGTTCTGTTTACATTTGGGGTTGTCAGGCAGAAGCCTTACCCTACGCTACATCGTACATACCAACACTAACGGGTAGCACAGAAACAAGAGCTACAGAGACTGCAACTGGTGCTGGTAGTGCTGACTTAATAAACTCAACAGAGGGTGTGTTATATGCAGAGATAGCTGCTTTGGCTAATAGTGGTGGTAATAGAAGAATAAGTATATCAGATGGTAGTGATACTAATAGATTAAACTTATTTTATACTGCTACAACTAATGAAATAAAAGCAAATTATAGAGTATCAAATAGTACGGTTGTAACAATAGACACAACAGATTTTGATATAACAAGCTTTAATAAAATTGCTTTTAGATGGCAATCGGGTAATTTTGTTTTATTTATAAATGGGCAAGATAAAGGAACAAATAGTAATACAACTATGATTTCAGCTAATACTTTAAATGTTTTGAGATTTGAAGACCCGAATTTAGTGAATGAGTTTTACGGTAAATGTAAAGCACTAGCAGTATTTGATGAGGCTTTAAGTGATAGCGAACTAACACAACTAACAACGTAATGAGTTTAAGATTAACAGAAATATGCTACCCAGAGGTAAAGAGTTACTACATCGTATGGAACGATAGTGATGCGATAGTATCGTATGGAGTGCTAGAAACCTATCAATGCTTAGAGACTAAATGGGACAATGTAGACTTATACACTAAGGAAATAGATTGGATAAACATATTAATAGATAACGGTATTAACCCATTTCCAGAGCAATGATAGTATCAGCGCAAATAGATGAGAGAGAGCTAAATTCTTTGATTAAGGACTTAGAGAAACTTAATATGTCTGAAAGTAAAAATAAGACACTACTAAGGCAAGGAATGCGTAAAGCATCTAAGCCTATTCTACAAGAGCTTAAATCTATTGTGCCAGTTGAATCTAAGCAACTTAAAAAGTCTTTAGGTATAATCAACGGTAAGAACGTAAAAGGTAAGCCACCAACGGTATATGTAGGACCAAGAGTTAAAAAATCATTTGCTAGTAAAGAGAAGTCTGGATTTTATTTCTATTTCTTAGAGTATGGATTTAGAGGTATTCCTGGACTAAGAATGTTAGATAAGACTGCTGCTAGTAAAGGTAACACAGCTATCAATAGTGTTATAGGAGAAATAAAAAAACTCATTGACAAAAGAATGAAGTAATGGAAATAGGAAAAGTAATATATAATATTTTAAGTAATGACTCTAATGTTGCTCCTTTAGTTACTACAAGTGGCAACTTGAGAATCTTTCCTAGTCGTTACAATTTCCCTACAGACGTTAAGTTACCATACATTACTTATCAGATGTTTGGAGATGAGCCTAACAACACTAAGAACGGTGTAAGTGAATACGACTATGTAAGAGTACAGATAAGCATTTATCACAATAGCTACGCTAATATGGTAACTCTAGCTGGATACGTTAGAACAGCTCTAGACTACGTTAGTGGTACTTATAGTGGTGTAGTAGTAGACAAGATATTTTACCAAGACCAGAACGAGCTTTACGATGATTCTGCTGGTTCTATTGGTTTATATGGTATAGCACAAGATTACAGATTTAACATAAATAGATAAATATGGAAACCTATAAAGTAAAGATAAAAAAGAACATTGAGTGTAGAGGAGTAGAATATGTAGAAGGCGAATCTTACCAAGTAGTAAGAGCAGTCTTTAACTTCTTACAGCACAATGACGCAATAGATACAACAAAGAAGAAGTCTAAAAAGAAAGATTTAGATATTAGCTAATTATAAATTTAAAATTAAAAGAAAATGGCAATTTTTAACGGAACGGATTTAATCCTAAAAGTTTCTCCTAGTAGTGGAGGAGCTGAAGCGAAATTGATGCATTCTCAGAATGTTTCACTTTCAATGAATGTAGATACAATAGACATCTCAACTAAAGACTCTGCTGGTTTCAGAGATTTGTTAGGTGGACAAAAGTCTTTTAGCCTTTCGGCTGATGGTCTTATGGACTTCTCAGCAACTGCTGGAGATACTGATGTAGCTGAATTATTTGACCAGATGATGGATAGAACAGCAGTAGATTTTACTTTTGCTCTATCTACTCCAGCTGGTTATACAATAACTGGAGATGGTTTTATTACTTCTCTTGAGATTAGTGGTGGTACAGAAGATGCTCCAACTTATTCTTGTTCAATCGAGGGAACTGGCGCAATTACTAAGACAGCTGTATAATAATTTCTTTGTTGGTTGGGGATTGTGCTACGGCACGTCTCCCAACTAGCAATAACTTAAACTAACAAAGATATGTACGAAATTGTAATAATAAACGGTAAAGATTACCCAGTAAGATTTGGAATGAACTCTTTGAGAATGTTCTGTAAAGATACTGGAAGAAGTTTAGCTGACTTAGATAAGCTAGGAGAGGGAATGAGTTTAGATGATGCTTGTTATCTAATCCTAAACGGAATAAAAGACGGCTCACGAGTGAGTGGTCAAGAATGTTCTTTAAATGTTGATGATGTCGCTGACTTGCTAGACGAAGATTTTGACGCACTAAATAAAGTGCTAGAGATATTCTCTAACCAATTCTCTGCTAAATTTGAGACAGAGGGAAACGTGAAAGCTCCGAAAGGGGCGAAGAAAAAGAAGTAACTTGGGATAGTTTAGAGGCTATAGGTTATGGCTTCGGATTACTACCTAAAGACTTTTGGAGTTTAACCTTTCACGAGTTTATCTGTATGCAGAAAGGCTTTAATGATAGAGTAGAGAAAGAGCAGCAATGGGAGTGGGAACGAGTACGCTGGTTGGCTTGTGTTAATTTACAGCCACACACTAAGAAAGGGCAAAACCTAACACCACAAAAGCTGATGAAGTTTGATTGGGAGAAAAAGAAAGTTAAGACCGACATTAAGAAACAAAAGAAGAGAGCAGAATATATTAAAAAGAAGTACGAATTGCTAAATAAAGACAATGGCACAGAGTAAAACATTAAGCATTAAATTATCATTAAACGATAAGCAATTCCAGAGTAGCCTCAAAAAGTCTATGAGGTCTTTGAAAAAATTTAGCAATCAAATGAAGCAGACTGGTAGAAGTCTTACTACTGCTATAACATTACCAGTTTTAGGCTTAGGTGTAGCTTCTGCTAAATTAGCTTCAAGCTTTGAGGAATCACTTAATAAAGTCAATGTAGCATTTGGACAAAGCTCTGAAGTAATAAAAGATTTTGCTAAAACAACTCTAGATAGTTTTGGAATTGCTGAAGGTAGTGCTTTAGAAATGGCTAGTCTATTTGGAGATATGGCTACTTCTATGGGATTAAGTCAAATAGAAGCTGCTAATATGTCTAAAGTTCTAGTAGGTTTGGCTGGAGATTTAGCGTCATTTAAAGATATTGGAATTGACCAAGCACAAACTGCTTTAGCTGGTATATTTACTGGCGAAACAGAAACTTTAAAAAGGCTTGGAATTGTAATGACTGAAGCAAATTTAAAGTCATTTGCCTTATCTCAAGGAATGGATGCTAATGTTAAATCTATGACTCAAGCACAAAAAGTAGCCTTGAGATATCAATTTATATTGAAATCAACGACTAATGCTCAGGGAGACTTTGCAAGAACTTCTGAGGGTGTGGCTAATACTACAAGAACTGTAACTGAATCATTAAAAGAATTAGGTACTGAAATGGGACAAATTTTGTTGCCTGTAACAAAAAGAGTTCTTGAGATATTAAAAACAGTTATTAATAGATTTAATAACTTATCTGATGAAACAAAAGAAACTATAATTCAAGTGGCTTTAATAGGTGCTGCAATTGGTCCAGTTATATTAGTATTTGGAAGTTTAATATCATCTTTAAGTGTTTTAATACCTTTAGCTATTAGTTTTGTAGCTGCTATAAATCCGATAACTATTGCAATAGCTGCTGCTGGTGCTGCTGTTTTATATCTTGTAAATAGGTTTAGAGACTTACAAAAAGAGTACGAGGATTATAATAAAGTAGTAGGAGACTTTGAGCCATTTCAAGAGTCTTTTACTCCAACTACTATAACACCTACAACACCTACAACTCCAGCGATTCAGCGTAGTAGAATACCAGAAAGAATAGAACCAATAAAAGCAATGGCTGTAGCTTTAAAAGAAGTCAAGACAGAATTTGAAACACTTAAGCCAATAGTCGAGGATTTTGAAGAAGGTTTATCTGGAATGGATATTGTAGCCAATGATATTACACAAAGTTTCCAAAGCTTTGGCAATATATTTCAATCAGTATTTGCTCAAGCATTACAAAGTCAAGAGGGATTTTTTAAATCATTTGTTGAAGGTACTAAGAGGGCTTTAGCTGCTTTAGCTGCACAGATAGCAAGTATGTTAATTTTAAATGCTTTGCTCGGTGGCACTAGTTTAGGTGGTTTATTAGGATTTAAAAATATAGGAGGATTTGGTGGCATTGGTCAAGTGCTTGGAGGAGTCGGAAATGTAAACGCTAACTCAGTCGGTGGTGGTGGAGCTTTACGCTCTATGATAAGCACTGGAGGCTCTACAGAAGTCTTTGGAACAATAAGTGGAGCTGATATATTACTAAGCTCAGATAGAGCGCAAGCAAATAGAAATAGAACAAGAGGTTACTAATGAGCAGAGAAAAGAAATTTGAGTTAAGTTTACAGAGTGATAATGGCACTTATTATAGACTAGACGTTTATAACAACAACGCTAGTTCATCGACTACCTATACTCCTAAGCTAGGTGCTGATGGTTTTACTTTAACCTATCAGACTGACAATGATAATCGTTTTACTGGTATTATTCCAAGCGAAGTCACATTTGATATATTAGTAACACAAGATGGAGAACAAGCAGTAGTTAATGATATTAGAGGCTCTGTTTATGGTGGTTTTGATATGTCTATATGGAAAAGCTCTGATGATGTAACTTATGAACTTTATTGGGCTGGTTTATTATTGAACGATATATCTCCAGAGCAAGATATTTCTAGACCAACTAGAGTTAAATTAACTGCTGTATGTGGTTTAGCTCCTTTAAGAGATATAGATTTTAATGTAGATACTGGTTATTCTACGCCATCTAGTTTCCAAACTTTAAATTATTTTGTAAATATATTCAACAATCAAATAGGCTTACAAGACTATTACTGGTCTTTGACAGATACATATATAACAACTTCTGTAGATTGGACTACGGACACTATGACAAGTGTAGTCTATAGAGACCCTTTAGTAGCTAGTAGGTTTAATTTTATGGCATATGTAGAAATAAACGAAGATGGCTCTAAAAAGTTTAAAAGTTCTTTTGAGTTATTAGATAACGTATGTAAGGCTTGGGGAATGAGATGCTTTTTCTCAGATGGTAGATGGCACTTAATTCAAGTTAATAACTATGATAATTGGAAAGCACCTAACACTCATTACATTAGAAATTTTAGTAAAGTTTATAACTCATCTAATGCTGGAGCTTCTCTTTTAAGTAGTAGTAACGCTAGTTATACTACAACAGAGGGTACTGATATAAAAAGATATGGAGGCTCATTTGACTTTTTACCTATTTTAAGAAGCGTAGAAACAAACTACAATCATTTGCAGTCTTTTGATATGCCATTTTTTTATTACTTTAACAATAGCGATAGTAGTACACAATACCAAACTAATTTAAATGAGATACCAGTTTGGAATGGATATATTTTTAATGGTAATATATATACTGGAACAGCCTATGATATCAATAGAGGATTAACAGATAGCTTAGTCATTTCATTAGGAGAAGTAAGTGCTTTAACTGGTTCTAGCATTTCAATAAATAGAGATTTTACTTTAGGTAGGGCTGCTAGTGTAGATTTCTCTGACGTAAGCGGCGCACAAGATAAAATAGAAGTACAAATAAAAGCTAGATTTAAGCTAGTAGGAGCATCAGATACATACTATCATCCACTAAGTACAGTTGTAGCTACAGATTGGACTACTACTTCAACAGCTACTACTACTGCTGTTATTGGTCCATCATATCTAAATGAATTCTATACTAATATAGGACAAAATTTTAATGTCAATATAAATTTACAGACTCAAGAAATACCAGTTGATGGAGATTTATTTTTAGAGATATATGCTATTTGTTACTATAATAATTATGCAAGTGCTTTAGCTATAGAAAGTCAAATTGCTATAACTGATACAACAACTACAGCAGACCCTACTGATATTTTAGTTTATTCAGCTCCAGAGTCAAGTGAAGACCAAGGGATAAAATATTTAATAGATAACGAGGTAGTGATTAAAAAGTTTTTTAGGTCTTTCAATGCTCCAAGTGGAACTACTATTTCTAATGGTGTAAAGTTAGAAATACCAGAATTATTTATAGGAAGTGGACCGACAAGCGGAGCTGTAGGTAGAATAGAAACTTATAACTATACTACTGCATCTTGGGAAGATGGAACTAATGCAACTTGGAGAGCATACGGAGCAGCAGTAGCTGGAACAGAAATAACACAACTCTTAGTAGAGGAAGTAATAAAAGGTCAAGCTAGTGGAGCAAGAGTATTTAATGGTAGTCTAAAGATAACAAGTGGAGAGTTAAATTATTTTGAAGGAATAGAAATAGATGGAACTGCTTTTATACCTTATCAAGTTAGTTATAATGCTAATGAAGATACTTGGTCTGGAGAGTGGTATGGAATTGATTTGAGTGGTAACACATTAAACATTGTAACTGGTACTATATCAAATATACCAGTATCTAACGAATTTACACCTTGGTAATATGCCCACAGTAAGTAATTTTTTAAAAGGAGAAAGCGTTGCAGTAGTAAGTTCAGATACTACGAGCTTGACGCTTACGTTTATAAATATAATGGCTACAAGTAGCACTAACACGCTCTTAAAGAGTGGAGATGTGGTTTATATTATTTGTGCTGATACTGGTTTACCCATTCAACTAACTTTAGATTCTGATATAACTTATGCGTCTACTCGTATAACATTTACTTCTACTACTGTTAGTCAATTTATTCCAGCTGGTAGTGTTGTTATATTAAACAGAGAAAATAAATATAATTCACTATTTAGAGACTATACTATAGTAACTCATAAATTATATGAGTCTGGTAATACTCATGGTAATACATCTTTGATAAATCCACGATACCCTAGCATAATGGATATAAATGCTGGTAGTACTTGGTCTGATGGAGACACCTTAGCTAACTCTTATCTCAATAATAGCATTTTTAGAGCTCCACACGATGGATGTAAAATAGAGAGAGTAACTTGGGACATTAACTCAGATGCTACAACTGGTCATAATGCTGTATTTAGTTTATGGAAAAAACCTATAACAGAGTTAGGTAATACAGCAACAGATATTACTTTAGTAGATACAACTACTTACACAGCACAAAACGACATAAATTATGTCTTAAATAGAGACACACAAAACGCTACAACATTAAACTCTAACGATTGCTTAATACCATCTTTTAAAAAGTCTGGAAGCGCATCTAGTAGCGACAAATTTTACGCAACATTAACGCTATTGATTAGCACAGACCCAAGACAATAATGAAAAATATATTAAAAGAAACATCAGACGTATTAGTACTAAATACAACTACATTTACTTTTGCTACTTTAGCTGATGTTGAGGTAGTGTTAAAAATAGCTGTATTATTACTTTCTATTATATATACAACTGACAAGATAATTTACAACCGAAAACGAAGAAAAAAGAATGAATCTAAAGACGTGGCAAAAAAGTCTAAATAAGGCCGACGAAGATATGGCATTGAAACACTTTAAGTTAAGTGAGTTTGAGTCTCCTGACTTACCTGGAGTTAATAATATGTGCCTTAAATTCTTAAAAAAATTAGATAAAGCTAGAGCAATAGCTGGTATCCCTTTTTTCATTACAAGTGGTTATAGAAGTCCACAACATAATTTAGATGTTGGAGGAGTACAAGATTCAGCACATACATTGATACCTTGCAAAGCAGTAGATATAGCTTGTAATAATAGCATAAATAGACAAAAGATTATAAGAGCTTTAGCTGAGGTTGGCTTAACAAGGAGACTTGGCATTTCAAAATCATTTATACATACTGACGACTCACAAAAGACTGACGCTATATGGCTATATTAGGAAACATACTAGGCAACTTATTAGGCAAAGCAGATAAGATTGTCGATGAGGTAATAACATCACAAGAGGAACGTATGCAGTTAAAGAACGAACTGCAAAAGATTATCCAAGAGCAAGAGGCTCTTATAGAGCAAGAAGTAACAAAACGATGGGAGTCAGATAACTTACAATCTAGTTGGTTACCTAGAAACATCAGACCATTAGTCTTAGCTTGGCTTGTAGTTTCTACTACTTTGCTTATATTTATAGATGCTGGAGTTATTACATTTAACGTAGATGAGCAATGGGTAGACTTACTACAGATAGTTCTTATCACTTGTATAGGTGCTTATTTTGGTTCTAGAGGATTAGAGAAAATCAACAAAAAATGACAAAAGAGAAAAGGTATAGACTAAAGACAGATGAATGGGAACTTATAGACGAATATAGAAAAGACAAAGAAAGGCAATCTCTATTAGCTGACGAATGTAACGAGGCTGGTATAGATGTCGGCTCTGTTTCTCATTATTGGTATAAGAGTAAGAAGTTCTCAATATTTGCTAAACCTAATGAATTTACTAAAGATGAATTTTTACAATCTATTGAGGAGCTTATCTCAGAATACTCTCCTAAATATCCCACCATTGATTATCCTACTAGACAAGATGGCCACTTACTTATAATTAATCCAGCAGACGTTCACATTGGAAAGTATGCCGATGCTACAGAAACTGGAGACGAATACAATATAGAAATAGCTAAGAACAGAGTAAGAGAAGGAGTTAAGGGTATATTAAGAAACGCTGAAGGCTATCCTATAGAACGAATATTGTTTTGTATAGGAAATGATATACTACACACAGACAACGTACAAGGAAACACTACAAAAGGAACTCCACAAGATAAAGACGGCAAATGGTATAAACACTTCACTGAGGCTTTAGAGCTTTACGTTGAGGTAGTAGAGATGTTAATGCAGATAGCTCCAGTCGATTGCGTACACTCTATGAGTAATCACGACTATATGAGTGGCTTCCATTTAGCACACGCTTTAAAAGCTTGGTATCGTAATACAGAAGCTGTAAGCGTAGATGCTGACCCAATACACAGAAAGTACTATAAGTATAAAAATAGTCTAATAGGATTGACTCACGGAGATGGTGCTAAGTTGCCTAATCTTCCATTACATATGGCTCAAGAACAGCCTAAGATGTGGGCTGATACAAAATATCGTTATTGGTATTTACATCACTTACACCACAAACAACGATATAAATTTATGAGTTCTTTTGATAACGTAGGAGTGACGGTAGAGTTTTTACGCTCTCCAAGTGGCTCTGATGCTTGGCACTATCAAAAGGGATATACTGGTAGTATTAAAGCTGTAGAAGGCTTTATTCATAATGAATACGGACAAATAGCACACTTAACACATATTTTTTAATATATTTGCGAACTTGTTTTAATTTTAGAGGGAGTTGTTAACCCTCGTATTAGGTTTGTTTTAGGGGGTAGATTAACGTCTACTCCTTTTTTTTATGCTTATAATTAAAAAACTTTAACAATTTTCTTATCTAGTAAACTAAAATAATTACACTTTTTTTGTTAAAAAGTTTGCACAGAAGTTTAGAATGTATTACTTTAGCACTATAATTTAAAACAACTAACAATGCAAGATTTACACCAACAGAAATTTTTAGATGCTAAATTAGAGCTTGGAACACAAGTTCAATTCTTTAGCTTTACATTAACTCAATTATGCTCTTATTTAATGGTTTTAGCGTTTCTAACGCTATTACTATTGAATTTGATACCAACATACTACAAAGAGGTATTAAGCCTTTATAGTGGCTCTTTTATCACTATGGTAGTATTTTACATTATATACGGAACTAATTAAAATCAATAAATATTATGAAAAAAGTAGTAAAAACAGTAAAATCAGATGGCTCTTTTGAGTCGCAATACGGACACTTCTACAAGTGGCTTTTAGAGTTTGAAGATGGATTTAAGGGCGAGTACCTATCCAAGACTGAAGCTCAGAACAAATTTATAGAAGGTCAAGAGGCTGAAATAGAAGTTAATACAAGAGAGTACAACGGTACTACAATTAACAAGATTAAACCAGCTTCTACGTTTCAAGGTGGAGGTAAGAGCTTTACAGCAGCTCCTAAGGACAATAAGACTCAAGAGTATATTATTAAGCAGAACGCTTTGACAAACGCTTGTAACATAGTAGGAGAGGCTGATATTCCTAAGATTATAGAAATAGCTGACGCATTCAAAGAATACGTTTTAAACGATGTAAAACCTAAAACAACAAACAATGGCACAGACTTACCTTTTTAGTAAAACAACAAGAGACGAAGCATTTGACACAGATACTAGCTATGCTTTTAGATTAAGAGTAGGACGTGGCTGGTTACACTTAAACAAGAAAGCTACAGAGCTTATAGAACACGATGACCACTTTGAACTAAGACTAGCTGATTGGTATATCAACGTAGGCGAGAAGTTCATAGCAGATACTGTTATAAGACAAGAACGTTGCAACGACTTACAAGAATATTATCACTTTTTAAAGAACATAAAAGATGACTAAAAAAGAACGAATAGACAAGATTTTAAAAGATTCTCACTTGATAATCAACGAGGCTACTGGTACAGACATCAGTAAGACCAGAAAAGACGAAGCAAGGAGAGAATCAAGAAAGAAGCTAAGAGAGCTAAAAGACTTAGCTCCAGTAATTTATGAACGAGTAAAAGTAGAATTTGATGGATAAAGTGGAGAGAGTAAAGAACGTGGTCTGCTACGTTGGTAAAATTAAAAAAACTGAGCTTATTTCTAAAAGACGAGATAGATACATAGTAGATAACAGACGAATGGCTTTTGTACTTTGTAGAGATGTTTTAGAGATGGGATGGACACAAATAGCTAGAGAGTTCAAACTCAATCACGCTAGTGTTATGCACCACTACAAAAAGCACAAAGATTTAATTATATTTGACGAATACTACAGAGATAAGTATTTAGATATGCTTGAGGTGTTTAAATTACAAATAGACTATGTAGAGCCAAAAGAGCTAATTAGAGAAGTAGTAAACATCAAAAGAAAGAGATATAACGATTATTTAAAACAAAAACTAAAAAACAATGAAAACTAAATTATCACAGAAACAGAAAGTATTAAGACATCTTAAAGAGATTGGACCAATAACACCAGTACAAGCATTCTTTGATTATAGCATTATGCGACTAGCAGCAGTAATATTTGATTTGAAAGAAGCTGGTAATAATATTGAGACTACTATATTACACAGCGAGAATAAGTTTGGAGAGCCAGTTCACTATGCTCAATACAAATTAGAACAATGAGAAGAATTAGAGTAGAAAAGTCCACTAACTATACAACCATTAATAATGAGTTTATATTTAACAAGGACTTATCGTTAAAAGCTAAGGGGTTGCTATGTCACCTCTTGGCTTTACCTAACGACTGGAAGTTATACGTTGAAGAGGTAGAGAAATGGCATACAGACGGCAAGGCTGCAATCTATTCAGCGTTTAAGGAGCTGACATCTAATGGCTATATGAAAAGAGAGCAAAAACGTGAAAAAGGCAAGATAGTTAGTTGGGATTATATAGTCTTTGAAAAACCACATACCGATTTTCAAGAAATAGAAAAGTTAGATATAGAAAAATTAGATATAGAAAATCGACCACTACTAAATACTAATAATACTAATAACTTAAATAAACTAAATACTGATAATACTAAAACAGAAGGGGTTTATCCGTTTGAATTAAATTTAGAGGCTTGGAATTTATGGAAAGAATTTAGGAAAGAGCAATTTAGAACTACTTACAAACCATTAGGAGAAGCTGCTGCCATTTCCAAGCTATTAAGAATCTCCAACAACAACAAAGAAAACCAGGCGCAAATTATACAGCAGTCTATCGAGAATGGATGGAAAGGATTATTTGAGCTTAAAACAGAAAAACAAACCAAAGTTCAAAAGATATTAAGCAACTATCACAAAGGACTAGAAATGATTAATAAAGAATACAATGACTAAAGAACAAACAGCAGAACTGAATCTATTAATAGCTACGTTTAGATGCTTTAACGAGCAATTATACAACTTGAAAGGCGCACACGCTGGAATAGTAAAACTAAAATTCAACAGACTTTTAAAAGTAGCAGCACAATATGAAAGAGAGATACTACAATGGACAGATGGTAGTAAGGAATTAGAGCTGATATATGACAGCCTTATGGAAGTATTAATAGAAGTAAAAAAGCAAGTAAATGAGTAAATATTACGAGATTAAAAAACGTGAAGATGTAACGGTTAAAAATATGCTTGAGATATATGGTAAAAGCTCTAAATATCGAAAGAAAATAACTTGGGACACATTATACTTAATAACTGGATGGACACACATACAACAAACTAAAGATGAAAGACAAAAGTAAACAAGTATGGTTCTTATATGCCAATGATATAAAAGAACTAAAAAGAGAATGCTATGAGATAATAGCTACGCTCTACGTACAGCTAGGACAAGCTCCAGAAGCTGAGATAATAGTACAGATGACTAATTTATTATGCAACGACTTAGCTACTAATTATAGCACTATGGAATTAGATGAAGTTAGATTTTCCATTAATAAACACATAAGAGAGAACGATGGACCACACTTTGTGAACGTGCCAATGTGGAACGAGGCTCTTAGAAATCGCAAGATGTCAAAAGCATTAAAAAATCAAACTAATCAAATAGACGAATACGAACTCTATAAAAAGCGTGTTGAGTCTTTTAGCAAGGTTATTGATAAGAGAGAAACTAAAAAGATAGGCAATGGCCACAACAATAAGTAAACTTAAAAAAAAGCTAGACGTATTGTTCAGTCAGTACATAAGACGTAGAAATGCAGACCACTTAGGTAGAGTTAAATGCTTCACTTGTGGAGTAGAGAAACATTGGAAAGAACAACAAGCTGGACACTTTCAAAGTAGAAGCCACCACTCTACTCGTTGGGATGAGGTAAACGTACAAGTCCAATGCGTTAAGTGCAATATGTTTAGACAAGGAGAGCAATATAAGTTTGGTTTATACTTAGACGATAGGTTTGGAGATGGCACAGCTGAGGAGTTAGAACACAGAGCAAAGACAATAGTAAAACTAAACAGAGTAGACTATGAAGAAGCAATCGAAAGGTATAAGCAAAAGATTAGAGAACTGGATTAACAATCGGTTGTTCAAAACTTTAGACCCAAAAGATTGGGAAATTGAATCTATTTTATATATTTACAATAATGAAAAAGACAGTAATATTCGAGGGAGGAGTGAACAAGGTAAGCACTCTAGCAGACGGAACTCTTAGTATAAACATACATACACAAGAGTTACCAGAAGAAACAATGATGAGAGTCTTTAGCTTACGTAAGTCTCCTGGAATGGTTCTAATAAGTTCTGATGATATAAGTAAGGCTGAGGTTGAAGAGGTAGAAAAGTTTACTACAGACTTTGAAGTAGGTAAGACTAAGACAGCATCTCAAAGATTAAGAGCTGTGCTTTATAGAGTATGGGAGCAAAGCGAACAAACATACGATTTTCCTATATGGTATGAGTCACAGATGGAAAGGATAATAAACAAGTATAAAACAACACTTGAGCAATAATAGGGCAACCAGGCATCAAGAGATATGGAAGAGAACGAAGAACGGACTAGAGCTTGTATTACCTAAAAAGATTAAAACAGACATAGGATTTCAGCTAATGTTTGGATATAGAGAGGACTACAGAATAGAAGAAAAAAGAATAGAAGATAACGCAAACAGATACCAGGCTAAAACATATTTAAGTATTGAAGATTTTAAACAGCATATTTAGAACACTATTAGCACTATTAGTTGTAGTCAGTTGTTTACCTATATTTGTAGTAATATTCTTACACTTTTTTATAGTGGGATTTGTAGCAGAAGAAAATAAAAGGAATGAAGATAATAGCATCAGTTAGCATAGAGGTTAGGGTAGACGATACAGAGCTATTAGACGATGCTAAGGAAAGAGCAATAGATGAGCTAATAGACTCTTTAGAAGATTGGATAAACAATAACGGTATTCCTCCAATAATATCTATAGAGTATAAGCTACCAGAGATAGATGAGAATCAGCAATTTTTAAACTAATGCCAAGTCTACCAAAAGGAAAGAAAAAGAAATGGATAGCAAGTAGTAAGAAGACTACTGGCTTTACAGAGAAGCATAAGAGCGAGAACTATGACTTCTATAATAGTAGAGCTTGGAGACAGCTTAGAAAGTGGCATATAGAACGAGAGCCACATTGTAGATGGTGTACAGAAGAAGGCAAAGTAAACTATAAAGATAAGATAATCATTGACCACATAATAGAGATTAAAGATGGTGGAGATAGACTGAACCAAGACAATCTACAGACTCTATGTCTACCACATCACAATCAGAAAACAGCGTGGGCAAAAGCAAAACGTAAAAGAAATGGCAAAGAGTAGATACTATTACGACTATACAAGAAATAGAGACGAAGCTAAAGAAGTTATAGAGGACTTAAAGAGCAATCCTATACCTAACTACTATATAGGAAACACTTATGGCTATGAAGCTAGAAAAGTATGTGAAGACTGGGATTTAAGCTATAACATAGGCACAGCAGTAACCTATCTACTTAGAAGCTCATACAAGCACGACAGCCCATACGATTGCATACAGAAGGCTATAAATCACTTACAATTTGAATTAGATAAACTAAACAACAGAGAACAATGACAAGCGAACTACTAGACTTATTCGAGGAAGCAAAGAGAATAATAGATAAGCAAGAGCAACTAATTAAGCTACAACAATCATTAAT